TTAACTGATGTTAACTATTGGAAATCTGTCGGAACAAAAAAGAAGCACAAAAGAGCTTATCCATTAGAAATGGTTTCAGACATATTAAAATGTTTTCCACAAAACCTTAAAGTTTTAGATATATATTTAGGAAGTGGCACTACTGCGATTGCTTGTCATAATTTAGGCTTTGACTTTACAGGATACGAAATAGACAAAGAATACTTTGAAGCAGCAAAGAAACGAATAGAACAACATAAACAACAAGGCAGACTATGGTAAAAGAAACTTATAAAGTAAAATCTATAAAGAAAGAACTTTGTAAAGAATGGTTGTTGTATAAACACTATGCTAAACGTATTCCTAATATTATGTATTCCTTTGGCTTGTTTTGTAAAAATATATTAGTAGGTGTTATTACATTTGGTATGCCACCAAGCTCTACACTTGCAGAATCTATAGCAGGTAAAGAGTATTCTAATCTTGTAATAGAATTAAATAGACTAATAGTTAATGATGGTTTAGAAAAAAATGCTTTGAGTTATTTTGTAGCTAACAGTATAAATAAATTACCTAATAATAAGATAATTGTTTCATTTTCGGATAATAATATGAATCATACAGGTTATATATATCAAGCAACAAATTTCTTATATACAGGTAAAACCACAAATGATAGTATGTACATTGATAAAGATGGAAACGAATTTCATTTTAGAAACATAGGACACTATCAAAAAAACAACAGGCTAAATGTAAAACTAATTAAAAGAAGATTAGATGAGGATAAAATAAACAAAGTAGAAATTGCAAATTATTTAAGAGAGTATAAAGGAGAATGGACAGCAAAACAATTAGATTTAGAATTTGGATATAAAGATACTGCTGCACATTGGTTTAGAACTGATAAAGGTTTTAGTTTTCCAAATATAGATGATTGGATAAGATTAAAAGAGTTATTAAGTTTAAGCAACAAATATGATGATATGATGATAAAGTACGAGTGGGTTGCAGATGTAAAAGAAATTATAAAAAAGTTAGAGCTTACTAAAATAAACATATTGCCTAAAAATAGATATATTTATATAAAAGCAAATAGGAGTTTGAAAAAACAAATAATAAACAATTTTAAATATAAATCTTTACCATATCCCAAAGGACAAAATACAAACTACGATACAAGTTATAAAACAACAACCCAAACAGAATTATTTTGAAACAAAAGAAGTTTACACAAATACAAAGAATAAAAAGATTAGAGAATATAGTAAGCCAAATCTATATGAGTGTAGAGGTAATTAAAAAACAATTAGATGAAAACAGTAAACTCGATTAGTGGTGGCAAAACCTCAGCATACATAGCTGCACACTACCCTGCTGACTATGATGTATTTTCATTAGTCAGAACTGATGATAAAAACTGTATGTTTCCTGATTCTAAAATACGACAAGAAGTATCAGACAAATTAGGAACAGAGTTTATAGGAACTTTAGAAGATGATATGATAATCTATACTATGTTAGATTTAGAACAATACATAGGTAGAAAGATAACTTGGGTTACAGGTAAGACTTTTGATGAAGTTATAAATAGAAATGGCAAAACATATTTACCAAATGTTACACAAAGATTTTGTACAACTGAAATGAAATTAAAACCAATATTTGAATGGTGGCAAAAAGAAATAGGCAAACCAATAGCTACAAGAATAGGATATAGAGTAAACGAACAAAAGAGAGCTAAAACAATGCTATCTAAATTAAATGAAAATGGTTTATCTACTTTCAAAGCAATAGTAGGTAAAAGAAAAACTCAAAACAAATGGGCTGATATAGAATGGCAAAAACCTGAATTTCCATTAATTAAAAATCAAATATGGAAAGATGATATAGAAAGCTATTGGAAAGATAAGCCTGTTAGATTTGCATATATGAATAATTGTATTGGTTGTTTTCATAGAAATCCTGCACTATTAAAACTAATGAGTGATAAACACCCAAACAAATTTGATTGGTTTATAGAACAAGAAAAAGATACAGGGTATAATGTAAGAACATTCAAAAATGGAGTAACATACGAACAAATAAAAAATAGTTTTAACCAATTACCATTATTTGAAGATGACTTTAATGATTGTGATAGTGGATATTGTGGTATCTAAAATTTTAAATTATTACGTTATATAATTGATTAATCAATCTTTTTCAATTATGGATAAACGTAAACTTAATGGTGGCAAGAGAGAGGGTGCAGGTAGAAAACCTAAGACAGAAGAAGTAAAACTAATAGAGAAACTTACACCACTTGAGCCTTTAGCATTTGAAGCTCTTAAAAAAGGTTTAGAGAAAGGAGACTTTAAATATGTACAACTATACTACAATTATGTAGCAGGTAAACCAAAAGAAACAAAGGACATACACATAAACGAAGATGTACCTTTATTTATTGATTAATGCAACTAACCAAAACCTCAGCACTACAAAGACTAAGAGAACTTAATAAAAGAGTTCGTATTATTAGAGGAGGCTCATCAGCAGGTAAGACCATAGCAATCATAGCAATCCTTATAGACTATGCAATCCGAAACAAAGGAAAAGAAATTAGCATAGTAGCTGAATCAATACCACACTTACGTAGAGGCGCTTTAAAGGACTTTCTTAATATACTTAAGGGTCTTAATAGGTATGATGATAGAAAGTTCAATAAGAGTACCTTAAAATACGAATTCAGTAATGGTAGCTATATAGAGTTCTTTAGTACAGACCAACCAGACAAACTAAGAGGAGCTAGAAGAACAGACTTATTTATAAACGAGTGTAACAATGTTAGCTTTGATTCCTACCAACAATTAGCAGTAAGAACATCTGGTAAAATATGGTTAGACTATAACCCTGCTAATTTATTCTGGGTAGACAAAGAATTAATAGGACAGCAAGATGCGAACTTTATAACCTTAACATATAAAGACAATGACAGCTTACCTGAATCTATAGTTAAAGAAATAGAGAAAGCAAGAGAGAAAGCCAAGACCTCAACCTATTGGGCTAATTGGTGGAAAGTGTACGGACTTGGTCAAATCGGTAGCTTAGAAGGTGTATGTATTTCTGATTGGAAACCTATTGATAATATTCCAAGTGAAGCTAGACTACTTTGTAGTGGTTTAGACTTTGGGTATTCAGTAGACCCCTCAACTATTATAAGACTATATAAATGGAATGATGCTTACATCTTTGATGAGGTATTATATCGTAAAGGAATGTTAAATAGAGACCTCAGCTATTTTATCAAACAGAACGAGATACGAGAACAAATATACGCAGATAGTGCAGAGCCTAAATCAATCCAGGAGCTGAGGAACTACGGACACAAAGTATTTCCTGTTACAAAAGGTAGAGATTCAATAATCTATGGTATTAACCTAATCAACCAAAACGAAATCTATGTAACATCTAAGTCTAAGAACTTAATAAGAGAACTACAAGGCTATGTTTGGGATAAAGACAAAGAGGGTAACAATCTACAAAAACCTACAGGTGTACACCCAGATTGTATTGATGCAGCTCGATACGCATTAATGATGCAACTAAAAAACCCAAATAGAGGTACTTACGCCATACAATAAGTGTTAAAATTATGTTAAAGAAATGTTAAAGTTTTAACTATTCTTCTCTGTTGGATAAAAATAATTAAAAATAAGTTCCTAACAATAGTTAATAATCCAAATAAGCGTTGTATATTTACAGTATTAATAACAATAAAAACAAAACAAAATGAGCGGATTTTCAAAAAGAGTTTACAGAAATGAAAACACAACTGTAATTAAAACAAGCTGGATTAGAATTAACAATATTCCAACTTACGTAGAGGACAACGGACAGATAGTTGTTAGTAAAAGTAATATGAGTTATGAACAACAAATCTCAATTATAAAAGAGGGTATAGACTATGTGGATAGTATGTTCCAAATAACTGATGCAAATTTCACTGACAAAAATTCTCCAATGTATATTTCAAAAAGAGATATTAGTCAAGCGAAAAGAGAAAGAAGTATTTTAATTTCATTATTAGATGCTTTAGAAACGAACATAATGTTCAAACAATTATAAACCTAAAAACTAAAACGAAATGAAAACAGTAAAGCAAAATTTAACAGAAGCACAAATAAGATTACTAGATAGAGTGATTTTAGCTAATGGTTTAAATGATAACTTAACACTTAGAAGTTTATCAGCTAAAGAAAAGAAGTCTCTTTACAAACTAAGAAGTAAAGCTCTTTACATTTATGTAGCTGCTGATGATAAGTTAATGTTAAATGTTATGAGATTAATTGAAGATACTAACTTTATGAATTATGTAGCTTCTAAAAGACAGGATGTCATATCTGAAAAGATGGATAGACTTAAGAAGGCTAGAGAAGAGCAAGCAGTTGCAAACTTTTTAATCGCAAGAGTTTATTCTGGTGATGTTAGAAGATATACTGGAAATCAAATCTCAAATCAAGTTTGGTCTTTCTATGGTGAGAAAGAAACTAGAGCTAGATTAGAAGAAACTAAAAAAGCTATAAAGGAAGAAAGAAATGAAGTATTAGATTTATGCTATGAGAAATTAGTACAAGATAAGACTTACACTTATAGTTTAGATAATTACGATTATCCATTTAAAAGTAAATTAAAATAAAACAAAACACAACACAAAGACCTCTACGAAAGTAGGGGTTTTTTTATGCTCTAAAACTTTTTATTTCTACGTTATATAAATATGAAAGTAGAAATGTATATACCAGACACTCTAAGCGAAATTACATTAGCACAATACCAAAAGTATATTAAGTATCAAAATGACAATGATGATGAGAACTTTCTAGCTATAAAAATGATAGAAGTATTTTGTGGTTTAAGAAACACAACTGTAAGGTCTATGAAAGCTAAAAGTATTAACGATGTATGTAAGATACTAGTAGATATGTTTAACGAAAAGCCTGAGCTTGTAAAACAGTTTGAGATGAATGGAATTACTTATGGTTTTATTCCTGATTTAGAAAACATAACATTTGGAGAGTATATAGACTTAGATACCTTTATAGGAGACTTTGAAAATATGCATAAAGCTATGGCAGTATTATACAGACCAATAACACAAAAATATAAAGATAAATATCTAGTAGAGAAATACACAGCTGACAAGTTTAACCAAATGGTTGATATGCCAATGGATGCTGTATTTAGTTCTATACTTTTTTTTTATCATTTAGGGATGGAATTGTCGACAGTTATGCTGAACTCTTTGGAAACACAGGAGGAGGAGAACTTGGTGCAGTATCTCAATTCAACAGTAAGTGGGGATGGTATCAGTCAGTTTTCGGACTCTCTCAAGGGGATATTAGAAAATTTAAAAATATCACTGAATTAAGTTTACACGAATGTTTATATGCATTAAGTTTTATGAAAGAAAAAGCAGAACTAGAATCAAAACAAATAAAAAGCAAATTTAGAAAATGAGCAATCAAGGAGTAAGAGGCTATTATCAAATCACACAAACACTAAAGACAAAGCTCTTATTAGACGAGAATGTCAATACTGTAACAACAGGAGATATATTTGATATAGACTTAGCTAAACAAACAATCTTCCCTCTAGCTCATATAATTGTTAATAGTGTTGCAATACAAGAGGCAGCTCTTAGCTTTAACATTACTGTAATGTGTATGGATATAGTCGATGTATCTAAAGACGAAACAACAGACCATTTTGTAGGAAACAATAACGAACAAGATATATTAAACACACAATTAGCTGTAGCAAATAAGTTAGTAGGATTGTTAAGCAAGGGTACACTATACCAAGACAAATATCAATTATCTGGTGATGCTTCTTGTGAATTCTTTTATGAAAGGTTTGAGAATAGGTTAGCAGGAGTAGCTTGTACCTTTGATGTATTAATAGCAAATGATATAAACGTATGCAGTTAAAAGAAACAAGAAAAGAATTAGAAAAGTTTGCTAAGTATGTTGTTAAACATTCTAGAACTAATCTTACTAAGTCAAATAAGAATGTATCTAAAAAACTATATGACAGTATTGACTATAATATAAAAACTAATAAAGAAAGTATTGCCTTGTTTTTTAATATGGTAGATTATGGTAAGTTTCAAGATTTAGGGGTAAGTGGTGTAAAGAAAAAATACAATACACCTTATAGTTATAAAAATAAAATGCCACCCGCATCAGCATTTAATCAATGGGTTGTAAGAAAAGGTTTAAAGGGTACAAGAGACGATAAAGGAAGATTTGTAAGCAGAAAAAGTTTACAATACTTAATTGCTAAATCAATATATGAAAAAGGGATAAAGCCAAGTATGTTTTTTACAAAACCTTTTCAAAAAGCGTTCAAGTTATTACCAAATGAAGTAAGAGATGCTTTTATTTTTGATATAGAGCAAGATAAAATGTTTTTTCCTCAAAATATGAATAAGAATTAGTTATGGCAAATATATTATTAAGAAGTCCTTACTTTGTTACAATTACTACAGGCTCACACTTGTCAGCACAAATGGCTTTGACTATAGACGGAGCTTTACGATATACGATACTTAAAAACGCAACAAGTAATAGAACAGTATTTGAAATATCATCTTTAGCTAGAGATTACTTTACGGCTAACTATGGAGGCTCAGATGGTTCATCATTTGATACAGTATCTATCGCTTATGTAATAACAACATTTACAGCAGTAGATGGTGGAGGTACAGGCACAATACAAACAACTGTAAATCATACAGGATTCTATGGTTACTCTATGTTCTGGGATAGTGCAAATTCTGACATTGACCCTGATGACGCAGCTCTAACAAATACAGGTGGTACTAACAAAATATACCTACCAGATAATACAGCAAGTTTTGTATATGCTATGGCTAGTGGTACAGCAACAAGATACGCAGTAAGCACCTCAGCAAGTTCTGTATCTGCCTCAACAATTACTTATTCAGTAGAAAGAGTATGTAGTGCTAAGTACACACCAATACAGATGAGGTTTATAAATAAGAATGGTATGCCACAAGACCATTATTTCTTTTTAAAGAACGTAGAAAGTGTAAATACTAAATCAGAACAATTTAAAAGAAATATATTTGTACAATCTACATCAAGCTATGGAATACAAGACCATCAAATGCAAACCTTTAACAAAACAGGTAAGAAACGATTTACCTTAAACACAAACTATTTAGTAGAGGCTTACAACGAGGTAATACAAGATATTATGTTAAGTGAGTATGTTTGGATATATATAAACACCTTTACTCACACTGATAGTATAAGTTTAAAATGGCATCCTGTAAATGTAGTTACCTCATCACTTACTAAAAAGACGTCTGTAAACGACAAACTAACACAATACACTTTAGAAGTAGAAGATGCAAACGATGTTATTAATAATATAGTATAATGAAGCGTGATGTACAATTATATATATCAGACACAAGGGTAGATTTATTTAATGATGAATCAATAAGTATAACTGATTCTATACAGAATGTATCTGACATTAGTAAGCTGTTTACTCCTTTCTCACAACAGTTTAACTTACCAGCATCTCAAACTAATAATAAGTTATTTAAACATTATTACAACTTTCATATTCAAGGTGGCTTTGATGCTAGGTTTAAAGTAGATGCAAGAATTGAGATAAACTTTGTACCATTTAAAACAGGTAAACTTAGACTAACAGGCGTATCACTAAAAGACAATAAACCACACACTTACAAAGTAGTATTCTTTGGTGAGCCTAATAACCTAAAAGATATATTTGGAGATGAAGATTTAAGCGGTTTAAATGGCTTATCTACATACGATATACAATATGACAACAATGATTTCTTAGATGCCTTTAAAACAGGCTTACAATCGACAGGCACAGCAGCTACAAACTTATCAAATAGAAACGTAGTAGTACCTTTAATTTCATTAAACACATATTATACTTATAATACCTCATCTACAGACAGATTAGACAATGTAACATTTACAGACTTGCGTAAACAACTTAAACCAGCAATAAAACTAAAAAGAGTTATAGAGGCAATACAAACTCAATATGACATAACCTTTAATATGGCAGATGTACACCTGGACGAAAAGGTATTAGCTGAGGACACAAGCCAAGTTGTAACTGAAGATAGTCCAACAAAAGATGTAATTTTAGAAGATGCAACAAGTGATATTAAAACATTCTTTGGTAGTGATATGTTTGATGAGCTTTATTTATGGTTGCATAGAGAAAAGACACCTATAACATCACCAGAAACCACTACAAAAACATTTGGGGTAGATACAGGCACAAGAAGTATTAAGTTTACTTTAGCTGACTTTACTTATAGTTCTGGTAGTGGAGATGTATTGACAGGAGGTAAGTTAGTTGTAACTGACCCAGATAGCTACAGTATAAGAGTTGCACTTACGCCAAGTGCTAACGCTACAACAGGAGAGATTATAGTAAAAGATAAAAGCACTAATGAGTTATTATTTTTTAAAGAAGATATAACTTTTCAAAGTGGCGTAAATCTATCAATACCATTAATGAACTTAACGAGTGGTAATTTAGATTCAAGAACTTATGATGTAGAGTTTAGAATCAATTGTCAAACACAAGAAACTTTTTCAAGTGTTACAATGCTAATTACTAAAAATGAATCTACAGCTCACAACTACACAGCAACAAACAAAGTATTAAACGACAATATATTTATACAAGACTACTTACCTAAAATGAAAGTAATAGATTTTCTTAGTGGCTTGTTTAAGATGTTTAATTTAGTTGCTTACAAAAGATTAGGTGATAGCACAATTTATGTAGAAACTTTTGACGATTTTATGTACGAGGGAGTAACAAGAGACATAACAAAATACATAGATGTTTCTAAAAGCACAATAGATAGACCAATACCATACAATCAAGTAAACTTTAATTATTCTAAACCTGTAACTCAAACCAGTCTTAGATTTCTCAATCAGTTTGCTCAAGCCTTTGGAGATTTAGAATATTCTGCTCCAGAAAAGTATGACGGTCAAGCATTTAATTTACAATTACCTTTTGAGAGAAGTGTTTTAATTAATTTACAAGATAGTTCTGGTGTAAATACAAACAATATATTAGGATGGTGGGTAGATGACAAAGGAGAAACTACATTAGGTAAACCATTTATATTTTTTAATAGAGTTATTGATTCAAGTAGTAATACAGTTACAGGACTAAACATTACAGCTTATAATGCACCTTCTAGTGTTTCAGCAGATGGAAATCACTCTTTAAATTTTGGTGCTGAATATGATGAATTTAATAAATCTGTAAATACAAATAGTTTGTTTAGTAGATTCTACCAAAACTATATTTTACAAACATTTAACCAGAATGCCAGGATTATAAAAGTATCAGCTAGATTGCCTGTAAGTTTTATTTTAAATTATAGAGTAAATGACGTTATATTAATAGAAGGTCAAGAATATTATATAAATAGTATTAAAATAGATTTAACAACAGGCAAATCAGATTTAGACCTAATAGTAAAAACAGTAACATATACAAATAGTGTACTAACGTGATAAGAAATATATTAGACTTACTGCCTTATGCTAAAGGCGAAACGGAAAACATAAAAATAGCTAAAGGTAGATATAAAATGCCTGAGACATTTAAAGAGGGTTATAAACAACTAAGAGACGAATTGCATACGTTCAAAAATAAATAAAAATGAGTAAAAAGGTTTACATAGATTTTGAGCTTAGATATAAAGAGGCTGTTAAGAACTTGGATGAAATGCAAAAAGAATACACCAAGTTAGAAACTAAGGTTGGAAAGTATGAAAAGCAAGTAGAGAAAGCAGCAGACACTCAAAATCAAATGGGTGGAGTGCTTGATAAAGTTACAGGTGGTGCTGTTACTAAATTTAAAAACCTAACTAGTGGAGTTAAATCTGCTATAAAAGGTTTTAAAGGTTTAAGGGTTGCAATTATATCAACAGGTATTGGTGCTTTAGTTATAGCTTTAGGCTCTTTGATAACAATGTTTAAAAGCTCAGAGGAGGGTCAAAATAGGTTTGCAAAAATTATGACACAAATAAGTGTTGTTACAAATAACCTTATTGATATTTTTAGTGATTTTGGAAGTGTTATATTTAATGTATTTAAAGGAGATTTTGGTGCTGCAAAAGATGCACTAAAAGATGTTACAGAAGGAGTTAAAAACTTTGGAGAGGAAACCAGAAAAGAGTTAGAAGTTGCAGGTGAGCTAGCAGATAAAAGGGCTAAGGCAGATAAAGTTGAAAGAGGTTTAATTGTAGAGAGAGCTGAGGCGACAAGAAAATATAATGAGCTTAGAGAAAAGGCAGCACAAAGAGAAAACTTTACATCAGCAGAAAGAATAGAGTTTTTAAAAGAAGCTGGTAGAGTTGAAGAAGAAATAACACTTAAAGAAATAGCTGCTGCTAAATTAAGATTTGAAGCAAAAAGTGCAGAAAACAAATTATCAAAATCAACCAAAGAAGATTTAGACGAAGAGGCGCAGTTAAAAGCTAGATTGATTGAGCTAGAAGCTAGTAGATTAAAGAAACAAAAAACTCTTAACGCTGAACTTGTTACGAACATAAGAGAAGCTAAAGCACTTGAAAAAGCAGAAGAGCTAGAATTAGCAAACTTTAAAAAACAATTAAGAGATGCAGAAGCAGTTTCAGAAGAAGATAAAAGAGCTTTAGAATTATTAAAAATAGAAGAACATTATCAAGCATTAATAGATAAAGCAATAGAAAATGATATTGCTACTACTGAGTTAGAAGATGCTCTTAGACTTGCTAAAGAAGAAAAACAAGCTGGGTTTGATGAGGCAGATGCTAAAAAACAAAAAGAAATAGATGACAAGATAAAAGCAGATGAAGAAAAAAAACTAGCTCATTTACAAGAAATAGAAGCACAAAAAATTGCTGCAAGAGAAAACACTTTTAACACTGCTATTAGACTAGCAGGAGAAGAAAGTAGATTAGGTAAAGCTATGTTGGTAGCTAAAACTATATTAGCTGCTAAAGAAAACATAATGGAAATTAGAAAAACTTTAGTTAAAGCACAACAAGCATCAGTAGAAGCAACTATTGATGGGGCAAAGTCTGGTAGTGCTGTTGCACAAGGAGCTGCTGAAACATCTAAAATAGGTTTTCCACAAAACATACCACTTTTGATTGCTTATGCTGCACAAGCTATAGGAATTATATCAGCAGTTAAACAAGCAGTAGGTAAGACAAAAAAAGCAGCATCTATGGCAGGTGCATCAAGTGGAGGCAGTGTAAATATTGAAACACCACAAATATCAACTACACCAGCAGCCGCATCACAACCTCCATCATTTTCAACAGTTGGAGCAAGTGGAGTAAATCAATTAGCAGATGTATTAGGAGGAGGACAACAACCTGTTAGAGCGTTTGTCGTTAGCAGTGAAGTATCAACAGCTCAACAATTGGATAGAAATATTGTACAGAGTGCAAGTATAGGATAAACAAAAAAATAAATTAAAACGTTATTATAATATGAGAATTGTAGAACTTATCTTAGGAGATGATGAACTAACAGGAATCGAAGCTATTTCAGTAGTAGAAAACCCTGCAATCGAAGAAGATTTTATAGCACTTAAAAGCGAGGAAATTAAACTTGCTGAGGTTAATAAAGAAAAGCGTATTCTTATGGGTGCTTTACTTGTTCCTAACAAACCTATTTATCGTAGAAAAGGAGAAGAAGAATATTACATATATTTTTCAAAAGATACAGTAGAAAAAGCATCACAGCTTTATTTAATGAATGGTAATCAATCAAAAGCAACATTAGAACACCAACACACGATAAACGGACTAACATTAGTAGAATCTTGGTTAGTAGAAGATAAAGTACACGATAAATCAGCAAAATATGGACTTAATCTACCTATTGGTACTTGGATGGGTGCAGTTAAGGTAAACAACGATGAAATCTGGAATAATTATGTCAAAACAGGTAAAGTTAAAGGCTTTAGTATAGAAGGTTACTTTGCTGATAAGATGGAAAGACCAAAAGAGCCTATAAACGACTTTGAAGAGGAAGAAGCAGAAGAAATGTTATCGGTAATACGTTCTATAGTAAAAGAGGATAAGCGTTTAAAGGGTGGTAAGAGACGAGAACTAGAAACATATAGCGATTACCCTTCTGGCGTAAAGAACAACGCTAAAAGAGGCATAGAATTAAACGAGAAGGTTAATAATAAGTGTGCTACGCAAGTAGGTAAGATACGAGCTAAACAACTTGCACAAGGAAAAGCTATTTCTAAGGAAACAATAAAAAGAATGTATTCTTATTTAAGTAGAGCAGAAGAATATTATGATGAGGGAGATTCTAAAGCGTGTGGAACTATTTCATATTTACTTTGGGGTGGTAAAGCAGCTCTTAGATGGTCAGAATCTAAACTTAAAGAATTAGATGGCAAGAAAAATAATTAGCACTTATATAAAGCCTAAAAGAAAATCTCATTCACATAGCAAAAATGCAAGTGTAGGACAAACAGGATATAAAAAAAAATATAGAGGACAAGGCAGATGAAAAAATTTGAAACACCAAGTAAGACAAGTCCAAAAGGAGGGCGTAGAGGTTGTTTATGTAAAGATGAAACCTATTCAGTAAAGTGCTGTAAGGGAAATATAATAAATCAGGGCATTGGTAAAATATAAAAATGCAAATATAAATTTAAACACGTTATAGTAATATGAAATCAACAGAAATCTTAAACAAAATCAAAACTTTCTTAGGAGAGGATAAAGTTGAGCAAGAAGAAACTCAATTAGAAGAAACTCCTAAAGAAGTATTAGAACTAGCACAATTAAAGCTAGAAAACGGTACAGTATTAGAAGCTGAGGCTTTTGAAGCAGGAAACGAAATCTTTATTCTTACAGAAGATGATAAAATTGCTTTACCTGTAGGTGAGTATCTTACAGAAGAAGGTAAAACACTTGTTGTAGAGGAAGAAGGAATAATTCAAGAAATCAAAGCAGAAGAGGAAGTAGAAGAAGAAGCTCCTGCTGAAGAAGAAGAAGAAGTAGAAGCTGAATATGTATCTAAGGAAGAATTTGAATCAGCCGTTGAAGAAATCAAAGGTATGATAAACGAACTTAAGGAAGTAAAAGAAGAAATGGCTGAGGTAGAGGAGCAAGTTAAACAAGAACTTAGCGAAACTCCAGCAACTGAGCCAATTAATCACAATCCTGAAGTTCAAGAGAAATTTAAAGTAAAGTTCGGACAAAATAGAAAAGAAACTACTTTAGATAAGATAATGAAAAAATTAAGTAACAATTAAAATTAAATAAAATGCCAAATCCAACAATTACAGGAAGTAGTTATGCAGGTGAATTTGCAGGGAAATATTTAGCAGCTAGTTTATTCGCAGCTAAAACTCTTGATGAAGCTGCTGTAACTATTTTACCTAACATTAAGTACAAAGCTGCTATGAAAGTAGGAGCATTTTCAAACTTAGTAAGAAGTGCAGATTGTGATTTCGATTCAACGACATCAGGTCTTACTCTTACTGAAAAAGTATTAACTCCAACTGAATTGCAAGTTAACCTACAGATTTGTAAGAAAGAATTACATTCTGATTGGGAAGCTGCTCAAATGGGCTTTAGTGCTTTCGATAATTTACCTCCATTATTTTCTGACTTTGTTATCGCTAGAGTAGCAGCAGAGGTTGCACAAGCAACTGAAAACTCTATCTGGGGTGGTGCAGCAGCAGAAGGTAACTTTGATGGTTTTAAAACTATTATGCAAGCAGATGGAACTGTAGTAGATGTAACAGGACAATCTGTTACTGCTGCTAATGTTATTGCAGAGCTTACTAAAATTATAGATGCAATTCCAGCAGCTGTTTATGGAAGTGATGATTTAGTATTATATGTTTCAACAACATTTGCTAAGTGTTATATTCAAGCACAAGCTACTTTAGGTTATGCTAATTTATATAATGCAGGAACAACAGAAATGAACTTTCAAGGTATTCCAATGTTTGTAACACCAGGTCTACAGACTAACAATGCAGTTGCAGCTAGAAAATCTAACTTATATTTCGGAACAGGTCTATTAAATGACAGAAACGAAGTTAAAGTTATTGATATGGCTGATATTGACGGGTCTCAAAATGTGAGAGTAGTTATGAGATATACTGCAGGAGTTCAGATTGGTGTAGGAGCTGATATTGTTCTTTACTCATAATAAAATAAATTAACTAACAAATAAGGGGTAGGTGGTTTTTCTACCCACCCCTTTTTTAATAAAATAAAAGAATATGGCTTGTATATTAACAAAAGGAAGAGGTTTACCTTGTAAAACAGGAGTTGGTGGCTTAAAGGCTGTTTACTTTGTTGACTTTGGTGGTCTTGGAGCTTTAACTGCATCTGGAGGAGAAGTTTCTGGGTTTGGTGGAAGTCCAACGCTTATGAAGTTTGACATTAAAGGAACATCGACACTTGATACTACTGTAACCTCATCAAGAGAAAACGGAACTACTTTCTACGAATCAAGTTTAGTAATGAACTTAACATTCCAAGAAAAACAAACATCAGAAGAAATTAAATTATTAGCAGTTGCAAGACCACAAATCATTGTAGCAGATTATAATGGTAATTTCTTTTTATTAGGACAAGACCACGGATGTGAGCTTACAACAGG